CCAACAGATCATATTGCTACATTTAAAGGTGGTACGTTCACTTGGTCTTTTAGTGACTATGCAGTAGAAAATGAAGCAGCTTTGCAACTTTTATTACGATTAGTAACTGAAGATACTGATCCGGATGTATCTGCTGCAATGACAGGAAATCAAGCAACAGTTGCTTATGAAGAAGGTGCAACAACAGGGCAGTATGCTTGTGTTGTTATATCTTCCCCAGATGCAGATGAAGATAAATTAATGTTTTCTTCAGTATTGCAAGAATTAACACTAACAATGGACCCGACAGTAAATGGCGGACGACTTACTGCTTCTGGTACGTTTTTTAGCGGTTATCAACCGGTTGTTGGAACAGAAGGTACTTCTGCTAATGCAACTGCTGTTGATTACACAAAAGGATTTTTTGATTGTACTACAATGAGTATTGGCGGTGACGATGTGGTTCTAAATAACTTTAGTGTTACAATCTCGAATCCGGCACAGCGTGTAGGCTATTCTACTGTTAATTCAATAAGTCACGAGCCTTCTGCTTATATGCGTGGGGGAATGATTGAGGTTACAGGAAGCGTATCGGCAAAATTAGATGACAACGTAACAGATACAATTGACGACTTTAGGGATGGAACTTCTGTAAATATTAGCATAGGCGATGGATCAGCAATTGACTTTGATATTCCAACTGCTAAATACACAGGATATACTCATACCAATACTGATAGTGGAGTGTTTATTGATTTGCCGTTTAAAGCGACAGCAGACGGCTCAAACGCTCTAATTACAATAATAGCAACTTAATAAATCGGGAGGCGAAATGATTATTGAGATAAACAAAAAAGAGTGGGACGTAAATGATTGCACGTATGCACAAAGACGTGAATTGCATAAATTAAATGCAAAAGTCTGGTGGAATGGCAAGATGGATGTGGAAGCATATTACGAAGTTTTAGAAAAGGTTGGTGATATTGCGGGAGTTGGTGAAAATGACTTTAAAGATATGGGAATGGCAAAAGTTGATGAAGTCTTACAAGCGATATTTTTAGAATACTTAGGTATTGAACCGGCAAAAAAAGATTCCGGGGGTTAAGCCTAGCGGTTTGGTGTTGGCATTTTGGAACACCAGAACCACGTGATATATATAGAAGCCTCCCCTATACTGTGGCGAAGCTCCCGGTTACTTACAAGCACGAGCCTGTGAGAGTGCAAACGATTGAAGATGTTTGGGACATAATAGATGAAGTATGTAAATCAAATACAGAATTTACCGATGGTCAAATACTTTTTTATTCTGTTCCCTTCTTTGCAGATTGCAGTTTATTAGTTGAAAAGTGGATGGTAGATATGATTAATGAATACACATACACTACAAGATTTAACATTTCTCTTGGCGAACTTGACAACATTTCTGCTCACAGACTTGATTGTTTCTCAATTATAGATAAAGAAGTAAACGCTTGTATGCAAGAAAAGGCAAAAAAAGATAATGGCTGATAAGAAATTAAATATTAAAGTTCGTACCGATGGAGCAAGACGAGCAAAAAAGGAGCTTGGCGGTGTTGAAAGCACAATGTCTAAGTTGGGTAAAACCGCTGCTATTGCGGGTTCTGTATTTTTTGCAGCAAGAGGACTAATTTCTGGTTTACAAAAATCAATTGAATTAGGATCAAAGTTTGGTCCGGTGTCAAAAGGTTTTGATAATTTAGCTAAAAGTGCCGGATTTTCAGCAAATACTTTAGATAAACTTACTAAAGCAACAGATGGCACAATGAACTCAATTGAGTTAATGACTGAAGCAAACAATGCAATGCTTCTTGGTATCGTTGATTCAGATGACCAAATGGCTCAAATGTTTGATACAGCACAACGACTTGCAGAAGCTTTAGGTAAAGATACCGCTTTTGGTATCCAATCAATCGTAACCGGTCTTGGAAGGCAGTCAAAGTTGATGCTTGACAATCTTGGTATTATGGTTGATGTTGAAAAAGCTAATTCTGATTATGCAGCTTCTTTAAATAAATCAGCTTCGGCTTTAACTGATAATGAAAGAAAACAAGCTTTTGTAAATGCTGCAATGAACTCTGCAAATAAATTAGTTAGTCAATTAGGTGCAGAAACAACTACCGCACAAAAAGAAATGTCAAAATTAAATGCAACTATGGATGCTGTTGCAATAGAAATTGGTCAAGATTTAGAACCCGCTTTAATTCTTGGTGCTAGAGCAATGAATAATTTTGTCGAAAAAACAAAAGGTGTTGATTGGTCTGGAATGATGCAAGGTATGTTGGTTGCAATGGCGGCGGGTACAGGTCCGGTTTCTGCATTAGCAAGACAATTAATGGGTGATTTAGCTTCAATAACAGCAGAGCAAACAGCAGCAGCAAATAATCCAGCAAAAAAAATTGAAGAAAGTCAAAAAAATATTTTTCTTACTCAAGAAAAAATTAAAACTGTTGCTGCTGAATATTTATCAGTTCAAGAACAAATTGCAACACAAGCAAATAAAGCGGCACAATTTACAGCACAAACAGCAACTTCTTTATTTACTTCAGCGGTAATGGGTGACGATGTAGCAGATTCGTTAAAACGTGCAGTAATACAATTAGCTCTTATGGTTGCACAAGCTAAAATATATAGTGCCGTAATGTCTGCGGGTAGCGTTTTTAGCGGTGGCGGTTTTCTTGGTTCTGCTGTAAACTTTCTTTTCGGTGCATCACCAACACGAACTGCACCAAGTGCAATGGGAGCTTCTAACGCAAAAATTACAATTAATCAAAGCTTTGGCGGTATGGGTGTTATTGATCATAACTTCGCAGCTAACAGTATTATACCCGCTATAAATAAAGCAATAAGCACGGGACAGGCGAGGATAAATTAATTGTTATCATTCGATACAGCTTTAACGAGTGGACTAGCTAGTGCAAATACTACTGCGTTTTGGGTTCTTAAATTATATTATAATGACGAATCTGATTTTATTGGTGTAAGTGATAGACATAGACAAGATGGCACAGATATATATTATGGTATTGTTGCAAGTTTTGGAACATATACGCAATCATTAGACTTTTTTAATTTTAGTACATCAATTGGCAATATGAATGTTAATTTGATAAATACTGCTAAGTCTATAAAAGGCGGTAGGTTCTCAGATTTAATTGCTAGTAATAATTTTGCTAATCGTAAATGGGAATTGTTTCTTAATACAAACAACACTACAACATTAGACACAGCAGCAAGAAGAATTGGCGTTGGTGTAATTTCTGGTGAAGTATCTTATGATCAAAATAATTTTAAATTAACATTGCTTGATAATTCTTCAATACTTCATAAAAGAATACCCGCAAATATAGTTGATTCAACAAATTATCCTAATGCTCCAAGCAATAATATCGGCAAACCCATTCCTTTGTCTTATGGTGACTTTTATGAAAAAACAGACATAGGGACAATACCAACTTCGCATTTTGATAGATATTCAAATTTTTACAAAGGTGCTTTTCCGGCAATTATTACTGACAAGTGGGACGTTGGTGAATCTGCTTCAGAAGCAAAGCCAGACAGTCAAGCTTTAAATACATTAGATAGTGAAAACCTATACTTTTACAAAGATGGATATTACCCAACATTTACCGGAACTTGTGATGCAACAACAAACAATCCTGTTATGGAATTTTCTGGCGGTACTGCAAGTGTGTATATACCTTTAAGTTCTTCTGGTCAAGGTAGTGGTACAATTACAAATTCTGGTAGTGTAACAAATCCGCTCAATGCAGTTGATGGAAGCTTTTCAACTTTAACAACTATTGCAGCAAATGGTGCTACAACTTCTGATTCTCGGGCATCAATAAGTTATGCAATTCCAAAAGTAAATAAGTTAGGTGATTTTACAGGAATTTCTTCATTAGTAAAGTGGGGTACAGTTACAAGTTTAACTGATACAGCAGATGACTTTTTTCAATTAGCGGGTGTAGTAACTTTACCTTCTATAACAAGTGATTCAGAAGTTAAATATAATATCGAAGGAATGTTTACGGCTGCGGAAGAAGAATCTTTTGATTTTGAAAAGAATATAAGCTTCAAGCTATTTACCGGTAATACAAACGAGTCTGTACAAATAGAAGAAACAGGAGTGGTTATTGATTTTAATATTGAAAGCATTGATTCTCATAGCATAGAAGAATTTTTTGAAAAAACATATACAGGCGGATATGGTGTCACAACACAATTTGAAACTGAATCTGAAAAAATGGAAGAAACTGTTACGCTGTCTAGGACTGTTAATTTATTAACACCAAATAAACTAGACTATATTTATTACTCTGGTAAAGGTCGTCAGTATGGAGCATATATTGATGCTGATTCAAGAGATCAAGGTTATGCAGTAAACGCAGTAATTGAAAACCCTATATTTATTATAGAAAGTATTCTGCGATCTGAATTAGGTCCTATATACACCGGCTCTGGTACAAGTACAACTTCAAATAAGTTAGTTGATTCTAATGCTTCGTTTGCAACTTCAGTTGTAGGTCAAACTGTTTATAACATTAAAGACAAAACAAGTGCAATGGTTACTGCTAGAGATAGTGCAACAACATTAAGTATTAGTGCGAACATTATGGCAAGTGGAGAAGGCTATATTGTTAGTGGATTAACTTCATCGCAAATTGATTATGAACTTTTTGATGCTTCTGGCGATACAAGTTCTGGATTACTTGGCGATATATATGAAGATGCTGTTAGTGATGTCAAATTTGCATTTTCACAATATAAATTTATTAATTCAAAAGATATGATTGAAAGACTTGGGCGATTGTGTTTTTCATATATTTTTTTAAGTAGTGACGGAAGATTTAAAATTAAAACATTAAGAAGAACTGATGACTATTCATCTTCAGATCAAACAGTTGATTATTCTGATGTTGAATTAAATAAAGTAGGTAAGACTTCATTAAGTGCAGTAAAAAATTCTGTATTAGTTAAATACAATCATAGTTACGGAGCAAATCAAAATTTATCGGAAGCTACTGCAACAGATTCGACCTCACAAGGCACAACAGTTAATGGCTTTAATCAAACTATGGAATTTCAAATTGATGCAAATGAAATACTTGATTCAACAACTGCAACTAAATTAGCTGAAGCATATATAAATATAATGAAAAGCAGAAAAGATGTAATTGAATTTAATTGTATTAGACCAAAGTACAATCACCTTGAAATTGGTGACATAATAGATTTTAGCAATTGGGACAGTCAAGTTGAAATATATGGTGCTGCAATGTCTGGATATTTTATTGTAGCAAGTATAACTAAATCAATCACAGGCTGTCAAATCAAAGCAATAAAGGTATCATAAGATGGCAAATATGAACATAGGGACACCACGTTTCTATGTGGACGAAATAAGTTATTTAATGTCAAGGGGTGTTGCTGCATCAGAGTTTGCAGTTACGGCATCAAATACAGGCAATAAGTTTATGGGAACATTTACAACAGGATCAGCAGCAGAGTTGTTTGATTTAAGACCATTAAACAAAGTGACTTTTGACACTAGTGCAGACACAGATGCACACGTACTCATTACAATAGATACACAAAGTACGTCTAAGAAAAATTATATTGCTTTATTAAATCACAATCTTGTTAGTGCTGTTGGTAAAATAAGAATATTTGCGGGTGATGCAGCAAGTGACGTTACAGCGGTTGATGGTGCAAACGCAGACACGGCAGATATTACTTGGGCAAATGATACTGTAATTGAAGTAGTGAATGGTGACACGACAACAGCAGCTTCAAACGATAAAAGTGTTGTAGTTGAACCGGCAACAGATGGAAGCACAATTGTAAGATTCGCAGAGCAAACAAATAGGTATTGGGGCATACAGCTCGAAGGAAACACCACTAATACAGGAGTTGCAACAAATGGAACTTGGGGTAGTACAGATGCCTTTGTTGGTTGTGTAATGATTGGAGAATATTTTGAAATGCCACATTCACCAGACCTTGATCTTACACGAATGATTTCATACAACAGATTAAACGACTTACAAGAATCGCACGGCGGTCAGAGATTTAGCAATTTAAAGACAATAGGTAGAACAGCAACAAGTACGTCTAAATCGCCATTTACCACAGCTTCTAACCAATATGATATGTATGGTGGACGTATTATATATGATATGAAATACAGCTTTTTAAGCAATACAGAATTAATGCCAGATGAATACGACATCATTGCAGACGATGACAACTTTATTTCAGACGTATGGAATAAAACAAATGGTAACCACTTGCCGTTTATCTTTTCTATTGACAAATCTTCTGAAGGTGACAATGCAGAGTCAGAACATATATTTGGTCGATTTGCAAACAACTCTTTAGATATGACACAAGTTGCACCAGAAATTTATAATATATCTTTAACAGTAGAGGAAGAATTTTAATGGGTAAAAATTTTATGTGGACGTTTGTCGGATTTTGTTTAGGCTTGGCAGTTGTTGAATTAACAGATGGTAAACCCGCTGTGAAAGTTGATTATAATAGAATGTATTTTAATACAAGGACTATTTATAGAGAATTTCCAAATCAACATTATTACAACTATCGTGTATATCCAGACACGTTTAACAATCAAAGACCGCAAAACAATAGCGGTGGATACAATAGAAATACAGGCGAAAACAGAAGTAATACACAGACTCAAACTTTTAATCATACACCACAGCAAAGAACAGAATCGTGGGGAACTAAAAATTGAATCAAAGATTTGGAAATCTATATGCGAGGTTTTTAGTCGTATTTGCAATCTGGACAACCATTGCATTTATGTTTGAGATAGGACACTAATGAAATACTTACCCTTATTATTTTTAATGTCTTGTGTTCCTAATACTATGAATAATTATATTTTAGATAATCAAGATCAAGCTCATTACTATTTATCAGAAGATATAAAGAATGGCAGTACGCATTGGTGTTTAAAGCATACTCAAATGGAAAAAATAGAAATTAAAAATCCAAGCGTATCAAGCAAATGAAAGAAGATAGAATAGAAAAATTTTTAAAAACTTTATTAAACCTTACGGGTGTAGTTGCTATTGTATATATTTTTATGATTGTATCTTCTTGTGATGACAATATTTATATAGGTGGATACAATAAAGATTTTGAAGAAATAAGTCAATTAATATTTGAAACTGATTCATTAATAATGACAATACAGAAAGATTTGGATTCGTTAAATGCAAAAGGCTATTGATTCTAATAGCCAAATTCATATCTCCGTTGCTTTTTTAATTAAAGGAATTGCTCTGGTCGTAATTGTTTTGAGCAGTTGGTATCAAGCACAAATGAGATTTCAAGAGATAAGCATTAGGCTTAATGATATAGAAGATCGAGTGACAGTTTTGACTTCTGCTGTGCAAGGTATGGAACAAGAACATTTAAAAGAATTAGAAGAAGAAGTAAAAGAACAAAGAAGTTTATTACAAAAAATGGGATTAAAAAAGTGACAACAGAAATAAGCGAAGAAAAGATATTAGGATCAAAGTTTACCCTTAGTTTGCAAAGTATAATTTTTCTTGTATCGGGACTAGTAAGCTTGGTCGGAATGTGGTATGCTCTCCAGAAAGATATACAAGAAGCCAAAGAATTGCCTGTACCTGTGTCTTTATTTTCTCAAGAATATCCGAGTAAAGGAATTAGTGATTATAATTGGTCGCCTTCGTACGAACAATACAAGCAACAGATTTCACAATTACAAAACGATAATGACGAGATATTTGAGACAATGGAAGAACTGCAACAGGAAATAGGTATATTAAAACAACAAGTAATCGATTTAAGGATTAAAGTCAGATGAGATTATTATTATTATTATCTCTAGTTTTTAGTCAGCAGAAGGTTACAGACTCAAATTTTTACGGAGCAATATACAAAGGTATGCACCTAGTAAGGTTTACGGCTGAATGGTCAGAAGATAGTAAACAAAACTTTTATCAAGGCAAGTTTATTGTAGATGGTGATAGTGCTTACTATGGGACAATAATGACTATACTACCAAGTAAAAACGTACCGGAAACTGTAAGAAAACTAAGATTAAGAAACTTTCCTAGTGTAGTTTTATTTAAGGATGGTAAAAAAGTAAAAGTTTGGAAGGCAAATTTTGATGGTAAACTTGAATTAAGTACAGATGACGTGAAAAAATCCATTGAATGGTATTCACGAGGAAAATAATTGAAAGAAAATAAATGAGTCCGATGGTTAAAATTTATGCTGAATATGGTGCGATTGGATTGGTATGTGCTTTATTTGCTTATATGATTATGAACTTAATTAAAAGCCAAAATTCACAGAATGAAGATTTGGACCAGATACGTCAAGCCATATCAAAGATGGAAGGAAATGTGCGTTCTACTTTTGATATAACAGTTAAATTAATAGATAGATGGAATAGATCAGACGAAACCACACAAAAATACAGAAACGATATTGTTAAAGAACTTAATGATGTTACAGACGATTTAAATTATTTAAAAGGACGTATCAACGGCAAAAGCTAAGTACAAGCACAAACATACTTCTAAAAGCCTTATATTCAAGCGATATGAGGCTTTTTTGTTTATTTTAAGTATATGTATGCTTAGAAATTATAAGGCTGTATATGATAAATAAAAATAATTTGCATTTAATATATCCGCATCGTTATACTTGGGTATGCTTAAACCGATTAAATCAAATAATTCACCGGGACATACCCACAATGGACTTACGTCTGTGGTCGGTTTAAGCACCAATTTTTGTCCCGGTTATAATTTAAAACTGTTTCACGTGAAACATAACTAGGTTAAAAATGGATAAATTAATAGAACAACAAGGAATAGATGCTTATATAGAAACAGAATTTCCCTTGACTGTATTTAAATCTTGGGATGTTGTTTTAGGGTTTTTTAGCGAAGTAAAAAGCAAAGCAGATAAAGACTCACAAGAAATATATGACAAATTACCAGAAATGGTTAAAGTTTATCGTGGTATTCTTGTTAAAGATAATCACAAAAGTAGTATAGGAGTTTCTTGGACAATAGATGTCAAGGTTGCTTATATGTTTGCTTTACGATTTCAGCCACTAGGCGGAGATGCTATTGTTTATGAAGGAGAAATATACAAGAAAGATATTTTATTTTTCACAAATGCGAGAGAAGAATCAGAAGTAATATTAAATCCCGATGATATGATTTGGGTTGAAGAAAAAGAAATAAAAGAGGACAAATAATGAAAGTAGAATGGAAGCCACAGCCTTATGCTAAAGAATTAAAAGCTAAAGCAAGTAACGAAAGAATAAAAGAAGCTTTATGCTTATTATTTATGTTTGGAGTGTTCACATTTATATTATTGTTTTTTAGTTAAGTAATTATGATAGAGTTTTTCAAACATATATTAGGACTTTGCGGAGAGCCACACGGCTTGATTCATATTATTTTAACTTTTGGTGGTATATCAGCAATAATAAAATATATAAAACTAAAAACATTTAAAAAATAATGAAGGGTATTGAATATAGAGCAATGATTGAATGTGGTACACCTAGAGGTAATAAAGGTCGTTCAATCGTTACTAATACTATTGATGAACTAATAGATAAGATCGTAAAAAGTGGCGACAGTTGGGTTTTGAATTACGCTCATAGATGCCACTTACCAATGAGATTTAACAAAAGAAAAAAACAATACAAATACAAATCAGTAGATAGTATAACCGATATTATACAATCTAGCGTTGATTTGATTAGATTAACTAGGGAGCAAAAGAAATGTCTATAATAAAAGAAAGTTTATTTGAAAGATTAAGTCAAATAAACGTATCTAATTACACCGAGAAAAAGGGAAATTTTTCATATTTATCTTGGTCTTGGGCGGTAGCTGAATTAAAAAAAGTATCACCAGAAGCTTATTGGATCATACACGAATGGGGTACAGAAGGAAATGAAAGACCATATCAACAAACTGAATCCGGTTGTTTTGTAAAAGTAACTGTAATCGCTGATGGTGTTGAAATGACACAAATACATCCTGTTTTAGATAATAGAAATCAAACAATTAAGAAGCCTAATGCTTTTGAAATTAACACGTCAATACAAAGATGTTTGGTCAAAGCGATAGCTTTGCACGGATTAGGTTTGTACATATATGCCGGTGAAGATTTGCCAACTGCTGTAATTACAAAAGAGCAATCAAAGCAAATATTAAATCTAAGAGACCACGAAGCTATTGATGGCGATACACTAGACAGATTAAATGATTGGATTGATTCAAAAAAAGAGCGTTCGTTTTGGGATGCTGAAAAAGTTATTAATGGTCTAGTTAAAATAATAGATGAATATAATGGATTGGAGAAGTGATAAATGGTACGTCCTAATAAAACAAGTGGCAAAGGCACAAAGGTTGATGGGATGGAAGAAAACCTTAAAGGTGAAACAGAGACTTTTCGGGGATACACCGAAGCTGAATCATTTATCGGTTCAACAACTAAATCGACTGTTGTTTGCCTTGCGGAAAGAATGGAACGACAGTCAAAAGCCTTAAAAGCTAATTCTGAAAAAATACTTCATACTTTATCTAAAATGGAGTATAATAGAAAAGCCTTAGATAAAGAAATTGATAAAATAAGGGGTTTATAAATGGATTCCACAAGTCAAGAAACCAAGCCAACGACTTACAGAACATTTTATTTTTATCCACCAGACAAAAGCCAACCAATGGTAATTCTTGTCACGCAATCACAAACACGTGATCCAGAGGGCGAGTTCCAACAAACTTATAGACACTATGAAGCCAGAAATTGGACCATTAACGAACGTAAGAAAGAGGAGACTGTCAATGAACCGCAACAAATACATCCGCAAACAGGAGAGCCAATTGGACAAGATAATGATGACAGTATGTAAAGTGTTCGCTTGGTATATGCTTTTTCAGATTTTAAGAGCCGTCATAAATAATGGATTAATTCGTGGCTAAACGTTTCGTCGATACAAGTATTTTCCGGAAGCGTTGGATTAGAAAACTTGATCCGAATATGAAGTTGTTTTGGGTATATTTATTAACAGATTGTGACCACGCTGGTATTTGGGAAGTAGATATTGAACGTGCAGCATTTCAGCTTGGTGTAAAGCTTGATGAACAAACTATACTAAAAACCTTTAATCGTAAGATAGTGCCATTTAAAGATGGTAAGTGGTTTTTGCCTAAATTCATTGAATATCAGTATGGTGAACTAAATGAAAAAGTAAATGCACACAAATCTGTAATAAAGTTATTAACAAAATATGGATTAAATGTGGAAAACCAACAGTTGCCCAACAGTTGCCCAACTGTTAAATCAACTCATTTAACTGTTATGGATATAGATAAGGATAAGGATAAAGATAAAGACAATAAGAAAAAAGGCAAAAAAGAACAATTAGAAGAAATAAAACTAAACTTACCTAAGTATTCAAAAGATTTTCCACATTTAAATATTAAATGGTATTACGATTCGTTTGTTGATTACTTGGATTCTAATGATAAACGATATAAAAATTACGCTTCAGCATTTAAAAACTGTTGCAGACAAGAATGGTACAAAGACCGACCAAATTCAACTAAAGCCGGTAAATCTAAATCAAGTACAATTGTGATTGCTTGTCCTTCTGGTCACGTACAAAGAGAAGCAAGTAAAGGTGTTCGAGCCGTATGTCCAGAATGTCACGAACAGTTGAAGCCAATAGAAGAAATACAGATAAACAGGGCGATTGCCTAGATGAGATATTATGCCAAGAAAACCAAGCCGAAAAACCCTCGTAAAGAACCTTGATAAAGCCGTTTCAATATACATTAGACAACGAGACAAGTTCTGTGTACAATGCGGAACTTCCGAGAATCTCACGAATGGTCATATCTTCACACGGAAAAACTATTCAACCCGGTTTGACATATCGAATGATGGTAATTGTCATTGCCAATGTTGGTCTTGCAACTTTAAACACGGCTACGACCAATGGGATTACTTCAAATGGTACATCGACAAGTTCGGACAAGAGAAGTTTGACGAATTACGAAGGCGGCATAAGACTGTGCAAAAATACAAAGACTATGATTTGGAAGAATTGTTGAATGAAATTAAAAGCACATCAAAGAATAATTAGAGAACGTATGGCAATTGAAGAAGAACATAATCTATTTGGAAATTGGTGGAAAAACATAGACACAACAAAAAAAAACGCTATCGTTAAAGAAATAACGAGACAAACCGCTTTGCCTGTTATTGAAAAATATGAATGGCTTGGTACTCTGCCTGTTAATTATAAAAAATTTGCGGGTATTTATTTTAATACTGCATTAGCGGGTGTTGTTTGTTTTGTTGATGTAAAGTTTGGCGGAAAGTTTACTTTGTTTAATTATCCAGCAATATGTCTTGGTAGAGGTGCGTGTGTACATTGGTGTCCGGACTATGGTGGCTCGTTTTTAATTCAAAAAAGCATAAAATTACTTTTTGGCAAAGAAGAACCAAAATATTTAGTTGCTTTTACAGACTCAAAAGCCGGAGAAATTGGAACAATTTATCAAGCTTGTGGTTGGGTATATTTGGGTAGTAAAAAAACCAAAGAATGGATTGACTCGAATGGTAAGAGATATGATATAAACACACCTTCTGTTCGTGCCGTTTCTGGTTTTGCGAGAAAAAACAACAAAGATTTAAAGGCGACAAAAGAACAAAGGCAAAAACAAATAGAAAAAATGTTAAATGAAGGTTATAAATTGGCTGAAGGTCCAATTAGAGGAAAATACGCAACAGTTATTGGTTCAAAAAATAAAATTTACAGACAAATGCTAAAAAAAATATTAAAAAAATCAAAACCATATCCAAAAAGAACAGATGCGGTGGAAGTATCAAGAGAGATACACACTAATACCATTGGTGAGGGCAAGGGGCAGTTCCTTGACACCGCTCAATAATTATGTCTTATTATAACACAAATAAATTAAAAGGTTGTGACCTTAAAGAAGCTAATCGAAAAGCCAATACACAAGAAGATCGGATTCTTGGATTTTTTGAAAAGAACAAAAACAAACAATATTCCCCAGAAGAAATACAAACTTACTGTCAGATGGTAACCAAGCCATTAACATCTGTCAGACGTGCAATGTCTAATCTTACAAGAGAAGGACATTTGCGAAAAACTAAGTATATGAAACAGGGTAATTATGGGAAGCAAGTTCATACGTGGGAATATAGAGGGCAAATGAATCAAGAGAAATTATGGTAACCACATACCAAAGGAGAAACTATGAGAGCGATATGTCCGAAATGTAATTCAACACATATTCAGAAAAAAGGTGTTGTTTATTCCAAAGGTTTTGAATGCAATGTACAAAGATATAAGTGTGTTGGTTGTTGTAAGCAATTTCAAGTTCCAAGAGATTCACCAAAAGTTGATTTACCTAAAATTTTATTGTTCGATATAGAGACTGCACCAATGGAAGTATATGTCTGGGGATTATATAAGCAGTTTATTCCACATACTAATATTATTAAAGATAGTGACGGCGAAGAAAAGTCTTGGTATGTATTATCGTGGGCGGCAAAGTGGTTGTATGACGAGAATGTTGTATCTGACATAGTTACACCAGAAGAAACAAAAAAACGTGACGATAAGCGTGTATTAGAATCTATCTGGAAGCTATTAGACGAAGCAGATATTGTTATAGGGCATAATGGCGATAGGTTTGATCTAAGAAAGTTAAATGCACGATTTATTGATAACAATATTAAACCACCTTCACCATTTAGGACCATAGATACGTTAAAAGTAGCACGTAGGGAATTTGCTTTTGTTTCATATAAACAAGACTACTTGACAAAACACTTTAAGTTAGAGCAAAAACTTTCAACAGAGTTTCAATTATGGGTAGATTGTATTCACGGAAATCAAAAAAGATTAGACGAAATGGAAGAGTATAACCGCCACGATGTTATGGGATTGGAAGAAGTTTACTTAAAACTTAGACCATACATAAAGAATCACCCGAACTTAGGTGTATTAATGGATCAAGATGTTTGTCCTAATTGTGGTTGTGAGTTTTTAGATGAAACAGATACAAGTTATTTTACATCAGCAAACAAGTTTCCTGTGTATAGATGTCAAGGTTGCAAAACACCATATATTAGACACAAGAAAAATTCTAATTATGTGCAAACTAACTTGAGAAGTGTACCAAAATGATACAAGTTAATAAAGTAATACCAAATATATGTAAACAAGGCTCGTGTTTGAGCAAGGGAGTGTATGAGTTTACAGATTATAAAGATGGCGAGACAATTACGTTGGCTTATTCTTGTAATAAGCACGTTGATAGTGTTAATAAACTTTTAAAAAAGATATATAAAGGAAAATAAAAATGGCTAAAAAAAAGGAACAAATACTATCTTGTAAATCTATTAGTTCAAAAATAAAATTTTATGAAGGTCTTTTGCAAAAAGGTACTATAAAATTTGGCGGTAGTGCTTGGAAAAGAATGGAGTCTTTAAAAGATAAAAAGCTTTTATCAAAATTAAGTCAAAGTTCTGATTTTGTAAAAAATAAAATAAAACAAGCTAATTCTTTATAATAATTAAATGATACGCAAAATACATAGTGCTTGGCATATCCACAGCTTATTAAAACCAGATTTATTTTGCAAAGTTTGCAGTAATAGTTTGTCGCATAAGCGTTTATCAGTAAAAATAAACAGATGTTCTATGTGTGGTTTAGATGTTAATAAGCATAAATGGAATGGTGGTTGTTATTGTATAAGCTTAAATGCGGATGGTTTAAAAGAACAAGAAAGTCCATACGCTCACAAACCAAGCTGCGGCAAAAGTAGTGAGTCAAAATCTAATTATACTCTTGATTATATAGATGAATACTATGATGGATATGGTTATTACGATGCAATAAGAAGGAATATAGATCACGAGGAATTTTATGCCAAATAAAGATGCAAAACGTAAAAAACAATTGAAGGCTAAGAAGCGTAAAGCTATTGCCGAATATAAAGCAAAGAAACGAAGGGAGAAGAAAGATGCAAGAAAAAAAGAACTATCTTAATGGTGCAGTAATAAAAGAACACGCTTTTGATAATGGTGGTAAAATATTAAAAATGTGGATAAAAGTAGATGAATTTATTGCAGAATTAAAAAAGATTGAAAAGAAAGGATCGGTCAATCTTGTCATATCAAAAAGATTAGAAGTATCTAAAAAAGGTATAACTCACAGTATGTATGAAGATACTTACAAACCAAAAGAAATAGATCGACAAGTAAACAATGACGATGAAGATGACGATGACGATTACCCATTTTGATTGACATAATAGTAAAAATAGCCGGATCAATATTTTGTTTAGGTGTGGGTTTAGCCTTATTAGTATTTGGTTTAGTTGTTTTATGTTCTTTTGTTGTTGAAATATACCAAAGATATTTTAAATGAACGAACCAAGCCACGAACCTTGTCCAATGTGCGGACATTCTGAACAAGAACAACGTATTACAGATGTAAACGAACTAGCAGATAAAGCTATAAACAATTTAAAGTTTCTTAATCTAGGCTTTACACTTGGTTATTTTATGACCGATTTAGAGCGATTAGTGTATTTTCATCACCAAATTAGAAAAGATACCTTTAAAGAAATCTCTAATATTACAAGAAAGTCTGAAGGCTCGATTAAGATGGCGTGGAAACGCTGTAAAGTCAAGGGTGATAAGGCTTTAGCAGAATCCCAAATCTAAAAAGTTTACCTTTTACCATATAAGTAAGAGGGTATTTGTTGCCCTACCCGTGTTTCTGGTAATCAGATGGTAGTATATGCGGCAGACAGGAAAACAAACGTACTCTTACCGGTAAGATGATACGATACGACTACAAATGCAACAATTGTTTGTGGGTTTGGGAGACTATTCGCACAATGGACGACAATTCGTCCGAACAATGTCCTAAATGTGACTCTTGCAGAACACGCAAAGTCATATCACCAATATCATTTATACTGAAGGGATCGGGATTCCACGACACAGACTACAATAAACGTGGACCTAAATAGTGCCGATACCACCAAAAGCAGTACAGAACGCTGCTCGTGTTGCTTTAGAGAGAAGAAGAAGCGTGTCACCTTCAAATAGGGGCGGAACATTGGTTGGAGTAGCTAGGGCAAGAGATTTATCGGGCGGAAAAAACATTAGTTTAGATACAATTAGAAGAATGAGAAGTTTTTTTGCTAGACACAACACACCGGCAGAAAGACGAAACAGAAGGAATGATGTAAAGGGGAAGGCATCAGTTGCTTGGGGACTATGGGGTGGCAATGCGGGAAGAACTTGGGCAAACTCTGTTATTGAAAGAGAGGAACGAAGTGCCAAAAGGTAAAGGATCATACGGAAGAAAAGTAGGCAGACCGGCAAAGAAGTCCGGTGGTAAACGTAAACGCAGAAAGAAAACATCTTATGGCTACTAATTTAAAAGGCATAAGTCTTAAAGGTTTAAGTCGTACACAGAAATCACAGATGCAAACACATAAAGTGCATCATACTAAAAGACACTTATCAAAGATGGCTACTGAAATGCGTAGAGGCAAGACGTTTGCACAAAGTCATTCAATAGCACAAAGGCTTGTTGGCAAGTAATGGCTAAGTGGGAAGGCGATATTACTAAGTCAAAAGATATTGCATTGAATGTAGAGTTGGTAGGCATAAAGAATTTAAAGATGACTCATACGTGGCGATTAGAGTTTGATGTGTACGAGATTGATTCGCACAAAGTAAAAGATTTAATGGATAAGATAGATAAGCCTTCAGTAATGGCTTTAGTTGATAACGATGGATAAACAGGCGGTAAAACGGCGGTCAAACGGGCAGTTTACCAAAGGAAATTCGGAAGGTGTCAAGTTTAAGCCTAATAACATCGCTAATCCTAACGGACGTAATGGTGCAATGGCAGATGTATTTAAGGAACTTGCAAGTACAGTAGATGACAAAGGCAAGACACGCAAAGAAAAGATATTAGATAAGATACTAAAGATGGCAGAGAATGGATCATTAAAAGCTGCCGAGATTTATATGAACAGGGTAGAGGGGAAACCCAGAGAATATGTGGAGCAACGTATTAGAAAAGATAAAATCGTAATTGAGTGAATTTCACAATAAAGAAAGACAGTATGCTCAAGCATCAGCGGCAATTTTGGGATATGCAAAACCGAATTGTCCTATTGATTGGCGGATATGGAAGTGGAAAGACTTATATCGGAGCATTGAAATCTCTTTATATGAGCTATTTGAACAGTCCTGTACCGGGAATGTACATATCACCTTCACATCAGTTAGCGACCAAGACGATTATAGTGACACTAAAAGAGTTATGCGAACGTGCTGAAATCGATTACACATATAATCAACAGAGGTCAGAGTTTACTTTTCATAATTGGGGCGGTACAATATGGCTTGGCTCTGGCGACAAACCGGATTCATTACGTGGTCCGAACATTGGTTGGGCGGTTATTGACGAGCCGTTTATACAAAAGCGTGAGGTCTTTGAACAAATGATAGCACGTGTAAGACACCCAGAGGCTAAGAAGTCACAGATATTTCTTACAGGGACACCAGAGCAGTTGAATTGGGGATTTACATTAGCTAATGATCCAAAGCTTGACTTAGGTACAATACAAGCATCAACGCTAGACAATCCACATTTACCAGACGATTATAAAGAAAGTTTATTACAAGCATATTCAGAAGAACAGATTGATGCGTATGTACACGGCAAGTTTGTTAATCTAACGCAAGGGAGAGTATATAAAGACTTTGATAGAGATAAGCACGTTGTTGAACGTCCCGATCTAAAGAACGAAGGGTTGCCGATTGGTATTGGTATGGACTTTAATGTTGATGCTATGAGTTCAGAGATATTTTATATAGGACCTAATTGGATACACGTATTTGATGAAGTAAGATTAAAGAACGCAACAACGTATGATATGGTTGAAGAATTAGTAAAGAGATATCCAGAAGCTAAAATCTTTCCGGATGCAAGTGGTAGTGCGAGAAAATCGTCCGCAGTAAATAGTGACCATTATATTATTAAATCTAATCCGGGATATAGTATATCAGTACCTAAAGCTAATCCGCCTGTACGTGAGCGTGTTAATTCAGTAAATAAGTTAATACGTGATGGCAACTTCTCTTGTGAGAACTGCCCAAATCTTATTATGGACTTTGAAAGAAACGTCTGGTCTGGAAATGATATAGATAAAAGAGACAGTACACAGTCACACGCATCAGATGCAATGGGTTATGCGATTAATCGTCTGCATCCGGCGACTAGAAAGATTATGGAAAGTGTAAGATGGTAGCATTTATCTTAGGGATGTCAATAGCGATTAACTGTGTATTTATAGCATTGTGGATATATGGGATACGAATGGATAAAAAGATTAAAAGGGAAGCACAAGACTTAATTAATAACGCTCAAATTATGAGTTTCAATATGGACAAGAATTGGATGTATGAATGATGACAGTTAATGATGTAGTGTTGCCCGATCTATCGCAGCAGATAGTTCTTGAATCTATACGCACAGCACAAAAGAATTTAGAGGACCAAGAGAACGCAGAACGTGATACAGCTTTAGACTTTTATTATCACAGGCACGTGGATCAACATATAGAACAATGGTTCTCCCCCTCTACATTAGAGCAGATACCGGCTTTTCCACAGAAGATTGTGCCACGTTTTGCACGTGCAAGGAATATGATCTATAAGAATCCACCTAAACGTATGATAAACGGAGAGTCAGCAGATGAGTATATGGAGTTGGCACATCATTTAGATACAGCAGCACGTGAGTATAACGAAACAGCGTGGCTCACAGGCTCTATGGCTTTTCGTACTAAGTACGTTGGTGACAAGTTAGATTATGATATTATTCCACATTACAAAAGATATTATGTTGAAGGTGATTCGCGTCCCTTTGGTGTATCGTATGAGGTTGGTAGGGATGCAAAGAACAATCGTGTATTTGTATTCTGGTCAGAAGCAAGGGATGGAGTCCCCGGTATTCATTTAAAGTTTGACCAAGCGGGTAGGACAATACAAGTCAATGAAGATAACATTAATCCGTACTCAATTATGCCTGTGACCTTTATGGATTACAAGCAGAGTGCATCAGACGTAGTAAGAGCAGCCATTCAAATAGGCATTGCTAACACAGAGATAGCATTGGCAACACGCTTTGCGTTTGGTCAGCCTGTGGCAACAGGGATAGAAGAAGCTACACGTATGAAGCTTGGTATTGATCGTGTCCTTCTAATGCCACAAGATAGTTCATTTTCTTTTGTATCAAGTCCGGCTAATCTTGCACAAATGATTGATGTGGCTAAGTCTTTTGCTAATCAGACTGCTATTAATAATCACTTACGTATTAAGTGGGACGAGTCGGGCAATGCACCTAGTGGTGCTGCGTTGCGTTTAATGGAAATGGAGAACCTTGAATCAAGAATATCAGACCTACCTAAATGGAGAGATTGGGAACACGAACGATATGAAGTTGATAGAGAAGTATTGCGTGTACATACAGGCAAAGATATGGGCGAGAATTATTCGGTGGATTTCGCAGAAATAGAATTTCCAACGGATCAGAAGCAAGAGTTTGAACGATTAGAATTTATGATGGCTAAAGGCTTAATGGATAGAACAGACCTTATCAAGCATTTTAATCCAGACATAACAGATGAGGATTTAAAGAAGCTTATGGATAGAGTAGATGAGAATAAGAAGCTTGAAGCGGAGGCACAGACACCAGAGCAACCAATATTTGAAGGATTAAAGAGACTTGGCACAGTTAGTTCTTAATCATATTGCTAAGATAGATGAATTGCAAGACGAAGTAATTCAGAACGCAGATAACATCTTACCGGCAATAGACATAGATGAAATGCTCAAGGATACCGAAGGATATTTGTTAGGTCTTAGTCTATCGTTCTTAAATGAACACGTGGACGAGATAGAGAAGGGTGCGAAGCAAGGCGATAAGTTTGCAACAGAGGTATTAAAGAATAGTGGCTAAAACAGCAATAACAGTAACAAAAAACTTTGATTTAAATAGAATCAACCTAGACTTGACTAAAGAATTAAATACTGCGGGGCAGATTGTACGCAAAGACCATTTTCAAAGATTAGAGCAAGGTTTAGGTATTAAGGGTGCTTTAACACCTTCAAAGAAAGCCACAGGCAAGACATTAGTTAGAACAGGCAAGATGCGTAACCTAGTGGTTGATAAGGCGACTAAGGTAAAGCAAGAAGTAAATATACATCCGGGAGAAAAGCAGACATATCCAAACTCTAAGGTAACGATGTCGGATGTTGGCAGCTTTCATCAAGAAGGTGCGGGTAATCTTCCAAAAAGAGAATGGTTCGGTATTACTGTTAAAGCAGAAAAAGATATTATGAAGATGGTTGAATTGGAAATCGAAAGACAAATAAAACGTGCCTAACCTTCAAGCGACTATATCAAATCAATTAACTGCAACGGCTGCACAGACTACATTGTCTATACAAGAATTAGTTACAACAATGAAAGCACAGGGTATGGCGGATCAAGCTATACGTCAAACATTATTAAATGATCTTAATTCTGGCGGACAGTTGTTTGGTTCGTTTAAAAACAAGCTAAAGAACACAGTAAAGAATGGTGTAGAGTTAAACGCAAAAGATGCTGTTAATAATAAATACAAAGATTCTGGTGTTCAAAACTTCCAATGGATTTCAGTTGGCGATAAAAGTGTGTGCGTTGATTGTGAGGGGAGACATAGAGAGACAGGCACGTATGAGTTCTTTGAAACAATAGGACTTCCGGCTTCTGGTTTTAGTATATGCCAAACAAATTGCAGATGTCAATTAGTACCAGAGGATTATGAAGGCGAGAATCTTGACAAGCCATTGATTAAAGAAAAGAAAGTGCCGTTAAAAGTAACAGATTTCAAGATGGCGGGTAAACACAAGACAGCAAAAGATTCTTTAGCTTGGATGAAGTCTAATATTGCTGATAAAGTGCAGTTAAATCAGATTAAAGATGTTGCTGTGCTGAATGAAATAACAATATCATTAAAA